CTGGAACATTAGAAGATAAACTCAATGCATTTACTGGACCTTATCGGGCAATATGTACTGAACTTTTTGATGATGTCAAGGCATACGAAAAATTAGTCCACAATGGATATGTCGGTTTTGATTCGACCTCATATATTCGTGGTGTTACATATGATAACTGTATTATTGTTGTGGACGAAATGCAGAACTTAAATTTTCATGAACTAGATTCTGTAATCACTAGGATTGGACAGGCTACTAAAATTATTTTCTGTGGTGACTATCACCAATCAGATTTTAAACAAGAGAAAGACAAACAAGGCGTAAATACGTTTTTAGAAATACTTGACAATATGCGGCATTTCAGTATAATATCATTTGGTTGGGAAGATATTGTTCGCAGCGATTTTGTACGTGACTATATAATGACTAAAGAATGGATGGGGATAAAGTAATGGAACATATTTCAAAAGCAATGAGAAGTTACCTTGAAGGACGATTGCAGTATCATATCGCAAACTGGAATACCTTTGTAAAAAATCCAGTAGGTGTTGCTGAACACGGCAATTTCATGGAAACTTTAGAAAAAGAATTAGAAGCTGTCGCTAAGTATAAAGAGTTGTTAGATGCTCTAGATTATGTTAGTGGTACGCCCGGTAATTTACCAGACATTTTAACTGAAGGTGATAAGTGAACTATGTAGACCTCGGTACTATTAGTAATGATGAAGATTTAATTACTGAGATTAAAAGGGTTTTTCCTCAGTGTCCAAATCCAAATCAGTATCCAAAGGTCTTTGATTGGTATTGTAGATTATATATATTTTACCAACGTAGAAAACAAAGGTACGGAACATGAACAGAGAAGAAGTATTCGAAACACTTAAGATTGATGAAGGTGTAGAATATAAAGTATACGCTGACCATCTTGGTCTTCATACATTTGGTGTTGGTCACTTGATTGTTGAAGGTGACCCAGAGTGGGGTCAACCCTTTGAAACCCCCGTGTCAGAAGAACGAGTATGGGAAGCATTTGAAAAAGATTTAGATGTTGCTATTTCTGAATGCAACATTTTGTTTGATACGTTTGATGACTTTCCCGAAGAAGCACAACAAGTGATTGTCAACATGATGTTCAATATGGGCAGGCCTCGTTTATCGGGGTTCAAGAAATTCTGTGCGGCAGCAAAAGAAGGTGACTGGAAGACTGCAGCAGTAGAAGGTCGTGACTCAAAATGGTATCGTCAAGTAACTAACCGAGCAGAAAGACTAATGAGTCGATTGGAGGCAATATGAAATATGTAGGTAAACTCTTAGGAGAAAGAACCACATTAGATGGCGCCATGTTGATTGGTGTTTGTGGTGCGGTAATTCTTTTTGGTGGTATTGCGAAAATGTTGGCGTGGGCTGGTTTAGCCTACGGTATTTGGACATTCTTGAAAACTGAGGATTAAATCATGGCGAAGTCCCTTAATAGTAATTTAGTAAGACCTGAAACAAAACCAAAGGGAACGTCAATTGGTAATGGACATTTCAAACGGGCGTCAATGAATAAAAAGAAAAAGGCGTCTTTCAAAAAATACAGAGGACAAGGAAGGTAATGGACAAGAACCAAGCAGTAGAAAAAGTAAACAGTCTTTTCGAATACGAGTATGATAAAGTTCAATACAACGCTGCGGATTACTGGAGAATTTTAGACGTTAGTGCTGAAAAAGATGAAGGCGATTGTGAAGACTACGCTTTGACTGTTGCTTGGTTACTTGCTGGCCAAAGTAGATTAAAATTTTTATGGATGTTACTAACAGGTAAATTTAAAATTTGTTATGTAACAGTGAATGGTGGTGGTCACGCCATTCTTTATCATGATGGTATGTATGTGGATAATTGGAAACGTGAGTGGACACTAAAGACTGTTTATGAAAAAGATTATGCCAAATACAACTGGACCTTTAAGTACTATTATAATCCGTTCACGGTTATTTTAAAATTGACACAAGGAAAGTTTTGGAAAAAATAATGGCTAAGTATTCGAGATTTGATCCGAAAAACAAGAAAAAGAAAAACGATAAGTACAGAGCAGAAAAGAAAAAAACTAATAAAAATGTTTCTTCATCTAAAAACGATTGGAATGATGAAACCGAACGTTTATTAGAAAAATATAATTATCGTTAAAAACTAAAGACCTTCATCATGAAAAGATTGATATATCAGGTTTACATAGGTAAAAAATCTAAGTTATATGATTTTTGCACAAATTCTGTAAAAGAATATTGTGAAAAATATGACATAGATTATATCTGTCAAAAGACACCTATTTTGAGAATTAAACCTAATCCCTTTCTTACCAATAGACACCCTCGCGCTTGGGAACAACACGGTGGGTTTCTTCCTATTTTCGAAAAAGAAAACGCTTTCGATTATTTTGATAGATACGATCAAATATGTATTATCGATGCTGACATTTTTATTAGACCCGAATCACCAAATGTATTTGATCAGATAAACGCTGACCAAGATTTTGCGGCCTGCTGTGAAAGAGAAATGCCACTAAACAATCTTTTTAAAGGTAAGGTTGTTGAATATTCAGATGCGCAATTCTCGGATTTGAAAGATGTAGATTGGCGTTGGGAAAATGGTTCAGCTGAATATTATAACATGGGTCTCATGTTAATGAATAATAGTTTCTCAAAACATTTCAACGGTCAAACAGCTCGACAATTTTTAGGTCGTTCTGAATTTCAAAGATTTGTTGACGGTGTTGGGAAATGGAAATGGTCTACTGATCAAGTGTTATTGAATTGGTGGATTAAAAAGTGTAAAATGAATGTTAACAATTTAGAATGGAAATTCAATTGTATGTTTTCTGCAATTGAACCCGAAGTTTTATCTGAAGCTCATTTTATTCATTTCTTTAAACGAGACAGATTGCCCAACAAGGGCGAAGATGTTGTATCACTTAAAAAAATGATTCGAGTATAGTATATGTCGGAAGAAGAAATAAATTTATTAAAAAAAATATCTAATAAGGGTCACTTAACAGAGAAAGAGTATTTGTACATATCTGGATTTGTGCGAAATAAAAATTTATTAGTATTCGGAACAGGTAACGATACACCTTATTGGAAACTTTTAGGTTCGTTCGTTGTTTTTTTAGAAAATTCAAAAAGATGGTTCGATAAGACTGATCCTAATCAATACTTGGTACACTATCAAACAAAGAAAAAAGAATCGGATATTCTACTCAGTTGTTATCGTTCAGGCATAACAAAACGTTTAGAAATGGATTTGCCGAACATTGTATACGAAACCTCTTGGGATGCAATTTTTGTCGATGGGCCTCAAGGTTGGGGCGACGATACGCCAGGAAGAATGCAAAGTCTCTATATGGCCAAAGTTCTATCTAATAAAAATACCGATGTGTTTGTACATGATTTCGATAGAGAAGTTGAAAGGGTGTGGTCGCTTGAATTGTTTTCGAATATGGTCAATCTTGTCGATAAAATTGTTCATCTGAGAGTATAATGAAAAGGTTAATATATCAGGTTTATGTCGGTAACAGAACAAAACTTTATGATTTCTGTACTAGTTCAGTAAAAAAGTATGCTGAAAGAATTGGTGCAGATTATATCTGTCAAACAAAACCAATACTTAGAATAATACCGGACCCTTTTAATACCGGCCGTGTAGACAAATGTGGGGGTTGGAAAAAACACGGGTATATGCCCATCTTTGAAAAAGAAAACGTATTTAATTATTTTAAAGATTATGACCAGTGTTGCGTAATAGATGCTGACATTTATATTCATGATTCAGCACCTTCAATATTCGAAGAACTGAAAGGTACAGTGGCCTCAGTATACGAAGCTGAATTACCGTTAACAGAACAATATAAACAAAAAATAATCGGTTATTCTCGAATGATGATGAAACCGTTGAATGATGTTCAGTGGGAGTGGACAGAAAACGGCGGCATGTTTTTTAATTCGGGTGTCATGTTATACGACGCTAAAAAAATGTTAGAAGTGTTGAAAGGAAGAACACCCAAACAAGTTTTAGACCTTTGGTATTTGAAAGACTTAGTTGATGGCAAAGGTCCTTTTAAATGGCAATCAGACCAAATCACGTTGAACTACTTTTTTAAAAAGAATAAAGTTAATGTTCAAAAATTGGATTGGAAATGGAACAGCCTTTACACCGCTATACCAAAAGATAGAGAAAAGGAAACATATTTTCTACACTTTTTTTTGAAAGACCATCTTCCCGAAAAGGGTGAAAATGTTGAGAAATTGATTGAAGAAATTAATAAGATATATGTATAATACACTTTACAGTAGTCGAGACTAAAAAGTCTTGGAAATAATTTAATATGATAAAATTAGTTCTTTTTGATTTGGATGGTGTTTTAGTAGACGCTAAAAATATTCACTATGTGTCTTTGAACAAAGCTCTTCCTGAAGAATATGTTATCACTCCTGAAGAACATCGCAATGTTTATGATGGTAGGAAGACCAAAGAAAAACTCCAGATGTTAACGGAGTCTAAAGGTCTTCCAGTAGAACTCCACGAATCAATTTTCAACCGTAAACAAAAAGAGACGGTTGAGATGATGCATAACCTACCTATCAACACTCATGCCCTAGACCTTTTCAAAGAGTTGGAAAATCTAGGGTATATTATTGGTGTGTGTTCTAATAGTATTCGTAGAACCGTCTTGACAGCTCTTGCAAAATCTGGTTTAATAGAATACTGTTCAGTTATACTATCTAATGAAGATGTAAAGAACTCAAAACCGCATCCAGAAATATACTGGAAAGCAATGTCTATGATGAGTTGTCTTCCCGAAGAGACTGTGATTGTCGAGGACTCTCCGCCTGGTCTTCTAGCTGCTGAAAGATCTAGAGCTTCATATATAAGAGTACAGAGTCCTAAAGAAGTGACTAGAGAAAACATTATGCCTAAATTAAAATCAGAAAAAATTATAAACTGTTGGAGTGACGAGAAACTAAATGTACTCATACCGATGGCTGGTGCAGGTACTCGATTCCAACAAGCTGGATACACCTTTCCCAAACCATTGATTGATGTTAATGGTAAACCAATGATTCAAGTTGTGGTTGAGAACTTAGGCCTCGATGCAAACTATATCTTTGTGGTACAAAAAGAACATCGTGAAAAGTTTCATCTCGAAAACATGTTACCTCTGATCGCTCCTGATGGTCGAGATTGCAAGGTTGTAGAAGTAGATGAGTTAACTCAAGGTGCTGCCTGTACTGCACTATTAGCGAAAGAATATATTAATAACGATTCACCGTTGTTCTTTGCTAATAGTGACCAGTGGGTGGATTGGGACCCTGTTCAGTTTATGTATGATATGCAAGAGTCTGATGCTGATGGTGGTATCGTTATATTTAAAGCAACGCATCCCAAATGGTCTTATGCTGCAGTAGATATGAAAACGGGTTTAGTAACAGAAGTCGCAGAGAAAAATCCTATCAGTGATTGTGCAACTGTAGGCTATTACTATTGGAAACACGGTTCTGATTTTGTCAAGTATGCGGAACAGATGATCGAAAAAGATATTCGTGTTAATAACGAGTTTTATGTGTGCCCTGTGTTTAACGAAGCGATTGCAGACGGTAAAGAAATTAGAACGAGTATCGCTAAAGAAATGTGGGGATTGGGAACACCCGAAGATTTAGAATATTACCTGAAAGAAAAATAAAAGAAAACGAAAATGAAAAAAAGTATTTTTATTCATATACCGAAATGTGGTGGAAGTAATTTTTGGTCGGATTTAAATAGAAAACAGTTAGATTCGAATAATGAGGTATTATACCCAGATTGGAATCATCTTACATTTGATCAAAAATACTTAACAGAACAATTACGTTTAGTGGACAATGTGAGAGCTGACGAAAACATAGGTCACGTTAGACTTAGTGATTGGAAACAAGATTTAATTAACGAATATAAACCGTTTGGAATTGTAAGAAACCCTTGGTCTCGGGCCTTTGCACAATATAAAAATTTCATGAATGATTCTGGGCCCCATGCAAGGGGAGCCGATAGTAATAAACTTCGAGCCCAAGATATTCAGAATAGAAGAACAGTGAGAAAAAAATATAATATCGAAAGTTTCGAAAAATGGATGAAAGTGACATTTGAATTATATAATGAAGTGCCTTATACGTGGTTGTCGGCCCATGAAAATTGGTGGTCACAAAAAAGTTATTTGGTTGATACAAATGATAACTTCGTCTCCGATGTTCTGAGACTTGAAAATTATGATAACGACGTGAAAAAATATTTTTCCGTACAATTTCATAAAACTAATGTAGCTAAAGATTCTACTAAGTATACGGAAGTATATGACGATAGATTAATACAGTTTGTTGCAGATGTGATGAAAGAAGATATAGATTTTTTTGGTTTCGATTTTGATACCTCTGCAACTAAAAATTTGTGGAAAGAAATATTATGAAAGTAGCAGTTTGTGTAAGTGGTTTAACATATCCCGATTCACCAAAATTAATGAAAGAACTTGAAAATAGATTTCCACATTATTCTTTTTTCTATGGTGTGTGGAAAGGTCGAGAAGATGATATTTCAAGAAAGTTTAAAGCATTCTCTTTTGATGAACCGGAAGCAACTTATCATCCTTATTTGGATATAGACAGAAAAACTTGGCCACCAAATATTGACCATATCGTAGGTTTGCTCGAAGAAAAACGCAGTAGAAACCCTCCAGAATTGGAATGGATTAATAAGAGTAAACATCAGACTAAACAAATCTTAATGCATTCTCATATGTTGGATAGTATTCCAGAAGAATACGATATGATAATTCGAGCTAGATGGGACCTGTGGTTATATGATAAAACCATACCTTATGAAGATTATGTAAAAGAATCTTACTATTTAAACAAACCAATTGGTTGGGCTAGAAAAATGAGTAGAAACAACGGTTCTCATTGGTCGGCAAAAGGCACGCATAGAAATCATTGGTGGGAAGGATTTATATGTGATCTTATGATTATGCATCCAAGAAAACTTTTTAAGAAAGATAAAGTATGGAAATTGCACGAAGAACAAAAACTTTTGGCCGCCGAATTTGGTTGGTACCAATCTTTGTGTGATGATAGAAGTGAAAAACACGATTGTTACTTTGCTAATTTAAACATGACGAGTCGAGATAGATACCAGAGATGGGCGTGAGGTGAAACATTATGAGAAATTTAATCTACCAATATTGGGATACGTATCAAATCAAAGGAATTCCTTCTGCCGTACAAGTGTCAAGAGACAACATAAAGGCATATGCTGATAAAATTGGTGCTGAATATTTATTCGAATTAAATCCAAAACGACTACATTATGATCCTTCAGCCGCTTACCACAGTGCATTGAATCCAGTATTCCGTGAAGAATTCCATGAGTATGACAACGTATTGTTTTTGGACGCCGATGTTTATGCGGTTGAAGGTCTAGAAGAAAATATATTCGAAAATTTTTCTGGTGAAATTGGAATTTGTGAAGAGATATTTGAACCCAAGGCTCAAATTATAGAAGATAAACGTCGATTGGGTAGACCTGTTTACGAAGCTTGGGCAAAAGCTGTCGAAAGTCGTTATCGAATGAAATTACCTAGAACTAAAGATGGTTTACTCAGAGCGTTTAATAGTGGTGTTGTCCTTTGGTCTAAAGAAGGACTAAAAAAAGCAAAAGAGAGTTTTATAGAATTCGAAGATTATATTACATGTGTTAGACTGAACAGATTGGAGAAATTTCTTGCAGCTGACCAACATTATCTTAACACGTGTATGTGGAAATCGAAAATGGATGTTCAAATTATGGATTGTAAATGGAACACTTTAATACTACCTTTTAATAAGAGTCCAACTGAAATTCTCTTTGACCGCAACGAAAACACCTGTTTTGTTCATGTTCAGCTTCGTGGTATGAGATGGGAACAACCGCCGGAAGTCATTTGGAAAATTGTCAACCTGCCTGTTGAGGAATGGGGTTTTGGATTTACCAACATTACTGAAAGAGAAAGATCAAGACTACTATGAATATAATTTTACAACACTTTGATGGTGAACTTAGACCACTAGACAAATTGTCTATTGAAAATATTAAAACATATGCAGAAAAGGTTGGTGCTGAATATAAACTAATAACTGGGCGTCCCTTCAGAAAACACTTGACATCACCCTGTCAAAAAGTGTATCTTATAGACAAGGAGTTTGATGATTATGATGATGTCTTAATGTTAGACATCGATATGTTTGTTCCGAAAGACATGAATGAAAATGTATTTGATGTTCCAGGCATAGGTCTTTATGCTGACACACAAAAAAGACTTCATTCTAGGTTAGCACAAATACACCCTCTTCAAGCTTCCTTGTTTAGTCCTTATTGGGGCGGTGCGATTTATAAACTGGATAGGGAATCTAGAATTAAACTCCGAAGTGGTTTAGGGGGAAATGAAAGTTGGATGGACGCTTATAACAAAGCGTATACATATGAAGATGAAGGTATCATGCATACACTGGCTTTTAAAACTGGGTTTAGTCCAAAAAACCCTTACATGGATAATAAATGGTGTCAGTGTAGTTTTTTACCTAATCCAGAAAAGGCCGGTTTCATTCATATCAGAACTAAGATAACACCTACAGGACCCAAAAGGGAAAAAATAGAAAACTATAATGAGTTAGTGAATAAAGGTATTATATAAATGAACGTTCTTATCACCGGACATTCCGGTTTTCTTGGAGACCATACAGCTAAATATTTTATCAGTAAGGGTCACAAAGTTTATGGTCTTTCAAGATCTATTCGACAAAACTGTGAATATCAACAATATGCTTGCGACATTCTAGATAAAAATAAAGTCTCACAAATTGTCAGTGAAAAATTCATTGGACAGATAATTCATATTGCAGGTAAACCTATTGTTGCTGATTGCGATAAAGACCCCTTCAATGCTTTTATGATTAATGGTTTAGGTACAGCATCAATCTTAGAAGCAGCAAAGTTCGCTGGGTGTGAAAAAACCATTGTAGTAGAAACTGATAAAGTTTATGGTTTTCAAGAAGAAGTTCCTACAAAAGAAGATGCGGAATTAAAACCAAACTCACCTTATGAGTTATCTAAAGCGTTGTCTGCACAGTTCTGTGATTTCTATCGCAAGCATTATAGTATGGATATTGTTAGTGTAAGACCTGTGAATCTTTTTGGTGAAGGTGACTATTCTTACAGTAGAGTTATTCCGGCATCGATGAGAAATGTTAATCAAGGTGTTGGTATTCCAGTACATGAAGATGGTGATAAAATTTTTAGAGATTTTCTTTATGTGAAAGATGCAGCTGAAATGTTGTATATCCTATCAACAAATAAAACAAAACACAAGGTGTATAATTTTAGTTCCAATTCAGCTATCTCGATTACTCAACTGGCTAAAGACATTACTAGAATCTTGAACCATAACGTAAGTCCTGTTACAATTAAAAAACCTGGCAATTATAGAGAGATACCTTATCAGTCTATCGATGGTTCTAGATTTATTGAAGAGTTCGATTATAAATTCACTCCTTTCGAAGTTGCAATAAAAGAAACTCATGAGGCATATAAAAAGGCGTTCGAATGAAACATTTGATATATCAATATTATGACGGCGAAATTTTATCTGGTACAAAAGCTTCTGTCAAACTGATGAAAGAATATGCCGGCAGAATCGGTGCAGACTATATTTTCGAAGAAAATCCCCAGTGGCTTTTAAAACAAAATCGAAGGGTTGGTAGATACACACCACATTACGGTCAATTTAAAGTTGTGTATGATCCTTTTTTTGAAAAATACGATAGCATTCTTTTTTTGGACACAGATATCTATCCGGTTGATGGACTAACTGAAAATATATTTGAAGTGCCTGTAAAACATTTAGGCATCTGTACCGAAGGATTACAACCGGATTTGCGTAAAAAAACTAGGGGAAATATAAACCACTATTCTGATGAAAGATTTGCTTCCGTTGTAAAAAACATCTATAATAAAGAATTACCCAGAAGACAAGATGGTCTACTGAAAGTTTATAATAGCGGTGTTGTTCTTTATACCAAAGAAGGTAGAGAACATTGCAGAAAAAATTTCATTAAGTTCGAACCATTCTATAAGATTGTGGTTTCTTCTGGCTTAGATTCTTTTTACGCTTCTGACCAAGGGTATCTTCATGCCATGTTAAAAATTGCTAAAATAGATTGGACGGAATTAGATTCAGGTTGGAATAGTTATGTGCACTATAAACCGGAAACTGACGGACCTAGAAGACCAGTTATAGATACTCGAACCGAAAACACTAAATTCGTCCACATTCAACTTAGGGCAGCTGACCATTATGATTATGATAAGTTATGGAGAATAACAAATCTGGAAGAAAGTGCCTGGGGCATATATGAATGAAAATTTATGAATATAAAAATTACGAAGATTATGTAGAATGGCAAACAAAGGTTAATAAAATTAAATTAGATTGGGTTTATGTTCGAGAAAATGTAATCAAAATTATCTGTAAAAAAACCCCCTTTGCGAGTTTTATTATATGTCATGGAACGAGAAATGGCGCTGAACAAAAATTCTTTAAGAAAAGGTTTCCTGAAGCATACATTATCGGAACAGAAATTAGTGATACGGCTTCACAGTTTGAAATGACAATTCAACATGATTTTACTATTCCCAAAGAAGAATGGATAGGAAAAGCTGACATAGTGTATTCAAATTCTTTTGATCATACTATAGAACCAGAAAAAACTATAATGACATGGAAAGATCAATTATCGTCTTCAGGAGTACTTTATTTAGAATATAGTGAATCAGATTCGGTTTGTGAAGCAGGCGATCCACTTTTAGCTACTCAACATGAAATTGAAAGTCTTATCACAAGTAAAGATATGACCATCACTGAAAAATTTTTAGGAAGTAAAACAAGCACAGTTTTAGTTTGTAGGAGAAACGATTAATGATAAATGCTAAATTGGACCATGTAAAAACCTTACCCGAATTTTATACTGAAATACGAAAACAACAAGAAGAGGCTCACGGTTCTGAATATTGTTGGCAACATGATGCTATGCAAAAACTTATGCGGGAAGAATGTAACACCTATAAAGAGTTAGGAACTCATCAAGGTGCCAGTGCTGCAGCCGCGTGTTTAACAAATCCAAAATCCGCTGAACTGATAGACATTAATCACGAGAAGATTCGTCCCTTCGAACACATATTCGTAGAATATTGCAAAGAAAATAATATTAAATTGAACATTCGTGAAATGTCTTCTATCGACCCTAAGTCGGTAAGTCCAGTAGATTTATTGTTAATTGATAGTAATCATCAACCCACGCATTTGATTAAAGAACTTCAATTACATAAAGATTATGTGAGAAAATATATTGTTTTGCACGATACTTCGAGGTTATTCGGAAAACAAGACGATAGGTTGTGGCAAGTTGCTCAGGGCTTTTGTTCTGGTATTACTCCTTGGGTAATACATTATAGAGAAACAATTAATGTTGGTTATACAGTTTTGAGAAATACGATTAATACATAATGAAATCATTTGTTATAACAATCAAATCAAACCCCAAGTCTGTAGAGGCCGCGTCTCGTTGTGTAAAGTCGATGCCTGAACACAACGTGCAGATGTTCGATGCGATCACACCAAAGGATAATCCTGAAAAATTGTTTGAGGAAAAGGGTATCAACCCCGAAGGTTTTATTGAAAAGTATTCTTATCTTGAATCGTGTATGTCTGCCTTTCTTTCTCACCATACGCTATGGGAAAAGTGTGTACAGGATAATCAAGAATATCAAATCTTTGAACACGATGCTGTGGCGGTAAATAATGTCCCTTTGTTCATTAACTATGACAAAGTAATCTCTTTGGGTCAACCTAGTTATGGAAAGTATAATACCCCAATGCACATTGGTGCTGGACCACTAGTGTCGAAGAGATATTTTCCAGGCGCCCATGCATACAGACTAAAACCTGCCGGTGCGAAGATTCTTATTGAGTCTGCAAAAACCAAAGGTGGCCCAACAGACGTTTACCTTAACTTGGTTCACTTTCCTTGGTTAGAGGAGTTCTATCCTTGGCCTGTTGTTGCAAAAGATTATTTCACAACCATTCAAAAAACCGAAGGGTGCTTAGCGAAACATAATTGGAAAGGTGGTCAGAATTATGAAATCGTTCGATAAGTGTTTCGTCACTGGATGTGACCAAAACACCGAATGGATGTTGCCATGGTTCATGAAGAACTACCTGAAACACAATAAAACTCCCATAGTGTTCGCTGACTTTGGAGTCAGTGATGCGACTCGTGCCTGGGCATATCAGATTGGTGGTTTCGCTGAAATGTTCCAAGTTGATAAACAGAGAACGGGTGGGTGGTTCTATAAACCACAAGCGTTAAGAAAAACTAACGGAAAATATGTTTGCTGGTTAGATACAGATATTCATATCCTTGGTGATATGTCTGGCGTCTTCGATCATTTCGAACCTAACAAATTAGCTATGGTGGAAGATGTTGGGTGGAGTAAACGAAGAGGAGAAACATGGCACAACTCTGGTGTTGTAGGAATAATTGATAAACCAAACATCTTGACACAGTGGGAACAACAGTGTAAAATAAACCCTTCAGTCGGAGATCAGGAAGTTCTTCACGAAATGGTTAGAGTTAGTCCTTTAGCGAGAATGACAAACATTACTTCTTTACCTAATATATACAACTGGATGCGTCTTCAAATATTGGATGGACAAGACAATCCAAATAAACTGGCTATGCATTGGACGGGTTTTAGGGGTAAAGAACAGATTAGGAAGATAATGTATAATGAATAAGAATGACGTTGTTCACATTATTGGTAACGGAGACAAAAGTGTTTTCTGGAATGAAATGAATGAACCAGAAGGTGTTCGTTTAGTCTGTAATATGCCACCGTTTCACGTCGAAGACGTATATGCAACCGTGATGGTTGATTTTAAAATGATGATGGCGTTGACCGAAGGTCACGTGAATCTGGATATGTACCGTTGGGTTTTAGGTAATCGTCCTAAAATATGGATGAATGACCCTAGACAATCTTCCTTTTATTTGAAGTATGCACAAAACATTAGAGAATTTTATTTACATGTTCCTGAATATTGTGGACCAGTAGGTGAACCACAATCCGCTACAAACTTTAACTGTGGTCACATGGCGACTCACTTCGCTGCGACTAAGTTCAAACCCAAAGAAATTCATATGTATGGTTTTGATACCATCATGGATTTTAATATGAGATCTATTACCGATGTATATTTGAATAGTGACCGTTCAAATACAAATAATTATAGGCTGTTGAATAACTGGCGCCCAATATGGTATCATTTATTTAAGGAGTTTGAAGGTCAGACTCGATTTATTCTTCATCACGATCATGATGAGATGAAAATTCCTCAAGGAAAAAATGTCGAAGTTGTGACACACAAAACACGCAAACAAGAAAAACTTGATAAAAAAGAAGCCGTTAAGGCAATGGAATCACGAGAGATTCTAACTGAAGAACAACTATCAAAACTCAACCGTAAACAAAGAAGGGTGTACGAAGCTAAGTTGCGTAAAGGTAAACTCAAGGCACGAAAATAAATTATGTTCGAACATGTGAAAATTGATTTGGGGTATGATGACCTCCAATCTGTTACAGAAGAATCTGGCCGTAGATACGCTACACCGACTGGAACAAAATATCCATCTATCACTACGGTACTCAGTATTCTGTCTAAGGATTCAATTGCGAAATGGCGAAAAAGAATAGGCGAAGACAAAGCCGACCAAATTACTTTTCGTGCTTCTCAAAGAGGTACAAGTGTTCACGAATTAATCGAAAAATACATAAATAACGATTCGAAATATTTGTCTGGTTACATGCCAAACATTGTTGCTAACTTCTTATCTGTTAAGGATATCTTAGATGAACGAATCGGAAAAGTATACGGCCAGGAACTTCCTCTTTATAGCGACCATCTACGTCTTGCTGGGCGTGTCGATTGTGTTGCTGAATTTGACGGAAAGATATCGATCATTGACTTCAAAACTTCCCGAAAACTCAAGCGTCGAGAGTACATCGAAAACTACTTCTGCCAAGAAGCTGGGTACGCTGTCATGTGGGAAGAACGAACTGGAATGCCAATTGAACAACTCGTTACTATAATCGCTGTAGATGATGAAGACCCCCAAATCTTTATCGAAACGAGAGATAAGTGGATTGGTAAACTTATCGAAACTGTAGAACTCTACGAGAACACCCCCAACTGATGAAAATCTGGAATATAATGTATTCCTAAATTTCATGCTTTTTTCTGTTGACAAACTTGTCGTTACGTGAGATCATTACCACGTAATTAAGGAGATTGATATGGAATTAGTCGGTAAACGAGTTGACGCATTCTTCGGTGCTCTAGAACCTACCGTTGGTGGTAAGATATGGGCTGTTCAATGGGGTCATGCTTACATCGAGACCGACATCGGTGAGAAGTATAAAATCGCTATCGAGGACTTAAAAACTGGTCCGTTCGGTAAGGTTGGTATCTACTTGGAGGAGTTGTAATGGACGAAACTGTTAAAGAAATCGTTGCTGGTGTTGTGGGTCTTTTGGGTATTTTCGCTTTTATGGTAGCACTCGCTATATTACCTTGGGGAGTGATTTAACTGTGGCAGTAAAACTTAAGCAAGAAATCACTGTTTGGGACAAGTGTGAATATGAGGTTCCGAATCATATCTATTTGATAGAAAATCGTCAATTGGTCGGATATATTCCTGTGGGGACTACAAAGGCACAGTATTTCAAACAACCAAAAAAACAGTGGGCCACCACTCGTCGCAAGTTTCGAGACATCACGAGTAAAAAAGAACTCGCAATGTATGAATTTTAGGAATATAACGTATTCCCAAATTTCATGGTTCAAACCCTTGACTTTTACAGCGAAATGACCGATAATACCTGTATTGAATGAGAGAACGGAGAGATTAGAAACCAACTGAATCGAGATAGAAAACAACTGAATGCTACTGGAGTCTACGGACTAGAATTTAACTGAAAGCAACTGGAACTCGAACTGGAATCTCTCCCCCCCCCACTTTAAAAAGGAAATGAAATGTTAAAGTTTGAAAATACTGCTGAAATTGGTGACATGATTCGTGCTTATGACTTCGAACCCATTCCGGGCCGTCCTGAGTTCTATGTCACGGGTCGTGTTGTGGCAAAAGGTCCTATCTATCATGAAGCTGGTCGATACATCTGCGATGGTTACACCATCATCTGCCACTATGACTGTGATGATGACCGTCGCCATGGGGAAACGATTTATGTGCCCTTTGAAATGAGTCTCACAGACTTTGACAACCGTATTGAAAATATCACTAAAATGGTGGAGGTAGCGTAATGGTAGCAGCAAACTTGAAGATGCAGAAAATCCCTGTAGCAGTAACTCGGGTGGATGTGATTCGTGAGATGAAGCGTATGCTTGACAAGAAGATTGCCAAAACTATGAAGCAGTTGCACAAGTATGAACAAGATGGCAATGAAGAGATGGCGAACTGTATGGATTGGTACGCCGAGGGCATGGAGTATGCTGTCGCCTGCATCTTGTCGCTTGACGAAGAGTACAAGAAAGTGTATACTGTAAAGGTGTCGTAAAAATATCTCCTTGGGGGTGGTTCCCCGTTGCGGGGAGGGTAATGCCTCCCCCATATATAATATTTCTTGGTAAGATAGTCTTTCTTGTTCTCCTCTCAACTTAGGACTATCGGATACAGTGCGGGGCGGAGTATGTCTCACTAAAGAGGTGGAGGGGCAACTGTATCACTTTAACTATTAAGGAAACGAAAATAAGAAAACACTTAAAAGCCGCTATAGCTCAGCAGGTAGAGCAACTGATTTGTAATCAGTAGGTCCCGAGTTCGATTCTTGGTGGCGGCACCATTATTCCCTGTTAGCTCAGTTGGTAGAGCAAATGACTGTTAATCATTGGGTCCGTGGTTCGAGCCCACGACAGGGAGCCAATTCCGGAGAGTATCCCAACAACTCTGATAGTGGGTGAGGAAAGGCTGGCAGGCCCGGACCAACACACAACAATGGAGACAACGACGGTTGCTCTCAGGTCTGCCATTTAATATTATGTTAGAACAATACGCACATGAAATCGTTGTACTATTTTTATTTGGTTTTGGTGTTGTGTTGTTTTATCTTGGACTGAAAGATGTTGATTCCGAAGAAAATTAATGGACAGTGGTTTCAGGGAGATACTCTGGTTGGTGAACCACAAATTGTTAGTAATGAGGAAAAAGAACAATATGTCCAATCTCAACTTGGAAGGGTGGGTGAGTGGTTAAAACCATCAGACTGTAAATCTGACGCCGATGGCTACGCTGGTTCGAATCCAGCCCCTTCCACCAATGACTTGCCGAGGATGTAAAAAATGTTTAATAGAATCCATAAAATTGAAGAGTATTTCGAAGGACAAATCTATGACTCCGCTGTACAAATGGTTGAAGAACTATTTGAGTGTGATGTTCCCGATTTGACGAAAGAACAGATTGACATGTTGGGAGAATGGATTGAGAATAACGAGTACAGTGTAATGTGTTCGGGTTTCAATCAAGTGATTCATTGGTGGGAAGATGCCAACATGTTCGATGAAGAATACGATGATGAAACTTAATTTGACTTTACTGGATTTATTTGGTATTCTATATCTAATCTTTTTGATGCTTCTATTAATGGGGAGTGATAATAGTGATTGATGAAATTCTAAATCTGTTTGGTCTGTTTTTGTTTCTATTGGTTGGAATTTGTGGTTGCGTATACGCATTGAACCCTAGCGACAAATATGAACTTTATAAGAAAAGTGATGAACATTACAATGATGAGGATTGTACATGATAACCCGAAGTGATTTGAACGAACATGCATTTGAGCAATTGATACGTAATGAATTAATTGAGCAACTTGCAGATGTAGAAGATACTATGAACGATGATAGTATTCGTGATACTAAATTGGTTGAAGCGTTTAAACGTGTAATTGCATACAACAGTGTGCCTGGAACTTATGAGGACGGAAAGTATGACTAGTGAAGTGAGTCTTGTTGGTATGACGCAACCCAGTGCAACTACTGGTTGTCATACAGCAAATGAATTGATTGCCTATGCGGCTCGTGTAAGCAATCCTAGTAATCAAAACAATGAGAAAACTGCACCCAAGTTGTTGCGGTATCTTATCAAAGAAGGTCACTGGTCGCCGTTTGAAATGGTGAGTGTCACGATGGAAATCAAAACGACTCGGGACATCTCGCGCCAAATTCTTCGTCACCGTTCGTTTTCGTTTCAAGAGTTTTCTCAACGTTATGCGGTCAGTGAAGGGTTTAACACTAATCGAGAGGCACGTAAACAACATCCTACAAATCGTCAGCTGTCAATGATAGACGAGGACATCGAGAAACAACGCAAGGCTCAAGAAGTGTTCAGTGAAATGCAGGCAGAGGTTTGTAAAGTCGCCAAAGATTACTATGAAATGGCACTGAACACTGGTATCGCAAAAGAACAGGCACGTGCTCTACTACCCGAAGGTTTGACAGAGACAACTGTCTATATGGCAGGAACATTACGTTCATGGATTCACTACTGTGAATTGCGTAGAGGTCATGGAACGCAAGCCGAACACATTGAAGTTGCGGATAAGTGTTGGGATGTTCTTGGAACACATTTTCCTGATGTCATTAAAGCTGTGGAGATGTTACATGAAGATTAAAATAACCAAAGGTCATGCTAAAGGTAGGAAAGGTACCGTAGCAGAAAAAACTGACGATGGTGTATTGGTGTTGATGGACCGTAAGCGAGACAAAAACTACAAACATCACAAAACTGAATACTATGTGTTTATTGAGGAAGGTTCCTATGAAGTTCGAAATCGGTAAAGAATACGTTATCGGCAACAAGTATAAAAAATCTGTCGAAGAATTTTCTTTTCTTAACAGAGAAAAGGACAGAATGGTTATCGAAATCTTGTGGCGAAGTGGTGAGTGGTTGGTCACTCCGCAAGATGAAGATGAGTGTGAAATACTTCAAGACGCTTATGACAATGAATCAGACATGGAGGTTTGTTTTCAAGAGATGGAGTTCTTGTATACCGATGACGGTATCTACGAAGAGTTCAAATTCTATGGTGACGTTGAATTTAACGAAGATGAGCAAGAGCGCCTTAAAGAAGGATATTACGACGAAGGGTATTGTTTCCTCGAAGAAGAAGGTTTTATCGAACTAGACCCCGAGGTGTATATCATTGGAGGTATTCGAGCTGAGGAGAAAACAGTATGAACGGTAAGAAGGCAAAACTTTTAAGAAAAAATACTGATGGAGGGGTTGACAAGAAAGTTAAAAGGATGTATAATCAACTTTCACATCACGACAAAAACGTGTTAACTCAGGTTTTTGATTTCGCCAAATCTATCAAAAAAGAAGAGGACGATGAACGTATTCGTACTGAATAGAGACCCAGTACAATGTGCTAAGGAACATATCGACAAACATGTTGTAAAAATGTGTACCGAATATGCTCAATTACTTAGCACTTGCCATCGAACAGTTGACGGCACATATTGGAGAGGAACAACCCAGAATGGTCGTTCCGTTGCAAGATACTATCTTGACGATTCCTATATGAATATTACTTTGTATAAAGCCTGTCATATCAATCACCCATGTAATATTTGGTTACGAGAGTCAGCCGAAAATTATAAGTGGTTATACAAGTTATGGGTTCATCTCGGTAAGGAGTATACATATCGGTATGGTAAAATTCATAAGTCTCTATTTGACCTACGTAAGGTCCTATTAGAACCACCAGAAAATTTAGAGTCTAAGGGTTTTACAGAACCACCTCCTGCAATGAGTGAGTTTCCTCAGTGCATCGTTGAAAATAATATTGTCGCTTCTTATCGCAATTACTACTGGGAAGCTAAACGAAGTTTTTCTTCATGGACTCGAAGAAACCCTCCAACGTGGTGGAAAGAATTTGAAAAGAGAGAAAAGGAAGGTACTCTTGGAATGTTAAACGATAATAACAATGGTTTAATTTTGGAGTAAAAATGTCTGGTAAAGGTTCAAAACGCAGGCCAACATTAGTCGAACAAGAACTAGTTGACCGTAATTGGGATATAATTTTTGGTGGAAAAAATATGAAACACGAACACAAACGTGGTGTCATCTCTGAAGAAATTTCAAAGTACATGTCTGAAAACGGTAAAAAGGAGGCCATCGTAATCAGAACTGAAAAGGGTTATATGGTCGAACTGTACGAAAGAAGTCGTTACATTCGTACAGTGGATGTATCAGAACACAATTTGACTTACGCAGAAGATACTGCTGAGAATTACGTACTGGATGTGTTCGAATAAATCCCTTGAATATAATCCTCAAATTGTTCGACCTTCTGTAATCTGTTAGGCCAATAAATATAGTCTTTCTCAGGATTCTTTTTGAGATTCGACAACAACGGTTGAATTGCATTGTATAATTTATCTAGTTTTTGTTGAGTAGTACTCACATCAGCAGATACAGATTGTATGGTTTGGTTCGCTTGTTGAACCGCATCCAATTCATCTTCTGTGACCGCTGTAAAACCGAAATCGAAAATATCACTACTTGACATCTGAAAACCTTTATGGTAAGCTTGTACAGTATTTAGGGTTAATAAGGAATTAACATTTATGAACAAATGGGAAGAACCCGAAAAAGAGATTAAGCGAAAAAAGATTCGTCGTAAAAGAAAACCTATGACGGAAGAACAAAAGAAGGCTGCAGCTGAAAGACTGGCACTCGCACGTGCTGCGAAAGGTCCGGTCAAGAATCTCTCACTTCCTGAGAACATTCGTAACTTAACAGATGACCATTATCTTTCACCCAAGAAAGTTAAACAATGGTTAAAGGTGTGGAAAGCTAAACTAACTGGAATCAAGTATTGGAAAGATTCCAAAGACCGAAAAGAAAGACTAGAATATCAGATTGCTGAAACGTATGTGAAGAATATGCAAAGCTATCTGACCACTGGTATCTGGTCTGACTTTCGTTACGGAGAAAACAGAGAACACAAAATCGTCTGGAAGGTTGTTGCCCCTGCATATGAATCCAATGGTGAAATGAAAAGAACGCAGGGTTACTTCTATGACGATATTGGTTTTTACGGTAACCAAGGAGGGGAAGAATAATGACAATCGGGTTGGATGGTCTAATGTTAACTAAGAACAAATTTTCTAAGATGGTTGAAGATGTGGTGAAAACTAGCAACAGTTCCTATATGGATGCTATCATTCACTTGTGTGAAAAGAACAACATCGAGATTGAAGATATCAAAAAGTATATCTCACCGACCATCAAAAACAAACTTGAGGTTGAGGCTCAAAACCTGAACTTCATGGTAGAACCTAAAGGCAATACCTTGCCATTGGGTGAATAATGTGGTATTATAAATACTTCATATATTATGTGAATAAAGTGGATACGCTGAAATACAAAAAAACATACACTGAACATACGAGGAAATACATATGTCTTTTGCAAATCTAAAGCGCAATCGCGCTAACTCTATCGCTAAACTTGTCGCCGCAGCTGGTGATAGTGGCGAACAAAAAAAATCAACAAAATCCTATGTCGATGAACGCCAATGGAAACCTACTGTCGATAAGGCAGGCAATGGTTACGCCGTTCTTCGATTCCTTCCTGCTGCGGAAGGTAACGACCTACCTTGGGTTCGTTATTGGGACCACGGGTTCAAAGGTCCAACTGGACAATGGTATATCGAGAAGTCTCTGACATCCATTGGTCAACAAGACCCTGTTTCAGAAATGAACAGCAAGTTGTGGAACTCTGGTGTTGAATCCGACAAAGAACTTGCGAGAGAACGCAAGCGTCGATTGCACTATGTTGCGAACGTTCTTGTTGAACAAGACGCAAGCAACCCTGAAAACGAAGGTAAGGTTATGCTCTTTACTTTCGGTAAGAAAATCTTTGACAAGATTATGGATGTGATGCAACCTCAGTTTGCAGACGAAGAACCAATGAACCCCTTTGATTTCTGGGATGGTGCTTCATTCAAATTGAAGATTCGCAATGTCGAAGGTTATCGTAACTATGATAAGTCTGAGTTCTCTTCTCCATCTCCTCTTTCGGAGAATGAAGCTGAACTAGAAGAGGTTTACGACCAACTTCATGACCTGAATGAATTCACTGATGCCGCAAACTACAAGTCTTATGATGAGTTGTATGCAAGGTTGATGTTGGTTCTAGGTGAAGCGACTAACAATAGTTATCGTCCCGAACTGGAAGAGGTTGAAGAACCTGTTGAACGTAAAACTTCTCCAGCGCCAGAGATTGCTTCTGCGAGTGACGAGGATGACGATGACACTATGTCATACTTCGCCAAGTTGGCCGCTGAAGAATAGGGTTGATTACCTTGGGTATCCTGCAGCGACTTTACCTAAGTCACAAATAAGACGGGACATCACCAAAACAATTACTAGGGGACTGCGGTCCCCTTTTTATTTTAGTAACTCATTGAAAGACCATCGACAGCAGATGGTGTGTCGAAGTATGCAGAAGATTGACTAACGTTACTTACGTTAGACGTTGGTGCATTCACTACGTTGACAGCTTGTTGACTTTGTTGGTCCGCTTTCGCCTCTTCACGAGCTGTTGTCTGAGTACCCAATTCCTGAGTAATACTCGCTCTCTTTGTTTCTGCTGGTGCAACCTCAACTGGTGAGGTTTCCGCTGGAGATGAGAAGAAATCTCCAATCTTATCCAAAACAGATTTCTGTTTATTTTCTAAAAACATTCTAACTTCATCTGGTGACGCACCGTCAGCAATCAATCGTCTCACTTGACCAAAAGTAATACCTGTAACCTTATATTCTTGCATAATGTTGTTAAGTTCATTATCAGCATCTCTAGTTTGATACACAATGGTGCCTTCACCCGTTTCTGTGTCGAACTGACCAATTATTTCTTTATTTTTACTTGTTGTCATTTCTTCACCTAGAAATGCAGTCCGGGCGCCACGTCCAGTCTGTTCACCTTCAATAGAGGTAATCATACTTTTTGTTGTTGTCTGAGTATCAACACTACCGTCGCTTGACTGGGTTGATACGGTATCAACACTTTGACCAGCTGATATATCCGAAGTATTTGCATCAGGCATAAAAGGATAGAAAGGACCAAACCCAACTTTGCCGATAACAGGTACATCGAACTCGATACGAGGTACACCAATCTCAGCGAACATATTAGTGAGCATAGACTTTATCTTACTCAAGTCGAACATTTCTCCCATATCAGTGAAGAAATCACCGATACTTGTTAACGTCTCATCGAACCATGTTGATATAGCGTCGATGGTTTCATTAAACCACGCTGTGATTCTATCTGGGATACCTGTAATCCAAGTTTCGAAGGTATCCATCAACTCAGCGAACCCTTCTTGGAAACTGAACGAATCTAGGAAACTTTCTATCTCAGTGAAACCAAGTGCTCCTGCAAGCCAGGATACCATGTCTTTAATTAAATCGGCTGGCCACATGATGATTGCACTAATAACTTGTTCTATACCTCTAGAGATGCCTCGAAGAAATCTTTCGGCTAAATTATCATCTTCGTTTGCAGTGAAACCTTCAATAAAACCATCTATGACGTTATAAAGCGCATAAAGAGGTAAAAGTATTCTTCCAAATACTCGTAACAGGTTTTTACCTATTTTAATGATTGCTGGAAGTAGTGTCTTCGTTATAAAAGTTGCTGCGGCGGTAACGGAAGTTATAATCCCCTTAACTAATAACACTATTCCTGTACCAATCGTTTTAAAAACTGGAATCAATAAAGGAACGACACGTGCTACAGTCGCTATGACACCACTAATCACACCACCTACGCCCATTAAATCAGCGACATATTTTAGAAATCCTTTTTCTTCTAATTCTTTTTGTGCATCACCGACATCTTTAAGAAAAGTTGAAGTAAACCCTTTGGAACCTTCTC